GGGAGGGCCCTCACCGGGCCCTCCGGGACGCGAGTCCTAAATGCAACCCTCCTGTGATGAGGCATACAATGGCTAGAACGAGAGAAGACAAATCCGGTCCATTCACGCAGACTGTATCCACTTGGGATCACTTTCTGAATGATTGGGTGGTAGATCGTGTGACATCACACTTCTACCAGGTAGATCAGTGTGTCGATGAAAATTTCGGAAAACTCGATATTTCAAAGACCTCTGAGATACCCGGTGACGAGATTATCGTCTCACGTCCAGGAGTTCCTGACGTGAAATACAATAATCTAGTCTGTCCCTCCGTTACCCTTGACATTCCGTTCGTAGATCAACGTGGCGACAGCTTAGCTGCCGTAAACGAGAACTACCACGCAACGAAGCTTGCAGCTCAGACTAATGTGTCTAGGCCGTATGTCTCCGTTGCCCAATTCGTTGGGGAACTCAAGGACCTCCCTTCCTCTGTCTTCAAGCGTGGGAAACAGGGTATATCCTGGGCGCGCACCGAATTTTTCGGTGTTCGCTTTGGGATCATGCCTATGGTTTCCGATATCTTGAAAATGAGCGACCTCTCTAAAGCAATGTACAATAAGAATAAGTACTTGCATAGATTGGCCGAAAAAGGGCGTATGCGTAAGAAGAAGAAGATTGGTAGCGGAACGATCACCCAATATTCCCCTTTGGGGTCTCTTGGCACTGATGCACAGATCATCCTTGAAGTCAAGGCTGAAAAGTGGGGCACTATTTATTGGAAAATAAATAGTGAACTTCCGATACCCGACGAATCCACTGAAGAAAACGTTAAGTTAATTCGTGGATTGGTCACGGGAACTTCCAAATACAAAGACAAGGTTGCTTACCTTGCCGATGCCTGGGAACTTCTCCCGTGGTCATGGATGGGTGATTGGTTTACGAATTTTGGAGATTATCTCCAAGCTACGCAAAACTCCACCGTATCCACCGCCGACGAGATCTGGATTATGTTAAAAACACAATCCACCACGCGGATTGAATCTCCGTTTGGTTCTGCTTCTAAGTACAACGTCTCAAAAGTGAGACGTCGCGGTACCATCACAGCTCAACTGATCGACGCTTATGTAAGCGCCGATCGCGCAGCGATCCTATCTGGTTTAGCTATTAGGGGCCCTTCTCCGATTCCGAAGAAGTATCTCTGATATGGTGACCAGGTTTGGTCACCGGGTAAGCAATTCTGCAAACCCCTATTCTAGAAAGGACTAACATATGATTGGTGACACTATCACTTTCGACTACGCCGGCAGTTCGCTGGTGTTGACGAAAATCACTGAAGGGGGATACTCTTCTGAGTATCTGCTGAAGGAAGCTTCCGCGGAATTCCGGCTTCAAATCCGGCACTCCAAGGAGAATTCGAAGACGGGTGGTCTTGAGCTTGATCGTCACAATGTGACTATCACTCGTCAAGTCTATCCTGACGTCGATTTCCCCAACGGGCTTTTTCACCAGGCCTATATGGTCATTCGCACTCCTCGTGCGACTGACGGTACGGACACTGATTACCTCGCCTCTGCTCTTTCTTATCTACTGGCCGTTATGGTCAGTGGCAAGACGATCCAGGAGCGGGTGATCGGCTGGGAGTCGTAAGACTCCTCGACCGCCTTCCCCTACCTGTTTTCACAGGTTAGTGACACCTCCTCATTTCATACCTAAAGGAATTTAGCATGAATAAGAGTGAGGTTCATATGCTAGAGGGCGTACTCGAGGGAATCATTACTGATTACCTTGAGATGTACCCTTCGGATGCTGTTGAGGGAGAGCGTGACTTAGGTCGCGTTTCCCTCGCTGCTCGAACCAGAGGTCTAGGTTTCTTTCTCCTAGATCTCCCTGCTATGGGTAAGCACTTTGACAAGTGTCTATCCCTTGGCTTGCTTACTCAGTCCGGCGTGGCTCATTTTGGTCCACGTTGGCCTGGGTCATCGTTGCCGAGATTATTCTCGGGAGCGATGTCAAGAGTGTTCGATCGATACAGCAATCGTTTGCGGTCTGACGTAGATGAAAACGTCATCCTGTTCCTCAGGCAAATGTTTTACTTTGCGAAAGGATACAAGCATGAATGCTCGTATGAGCGTACAGCGCAAGCTGTCGTTGACTTCTACGAAACGGACCGGGCCTTACGATCATCTTCTCTTAGTTGGGAAGATGATAGTATGGATCTGTCTCGGCTTCACCATCTTCATTTTAGGGATGATGTTAGCCTTGAAGATCTACCTGTCTCACATTCAATTGAATGTAGATGGGCAGCCGGTTGGCACTACGAAGGTGTTAGTTCCCTACAAGCGGGATTCGACATTGTCGCTTCCCGACTTGGAGAGTTCGATCCCTTCGAGTTCCGGCCCAAACATGGACCGGGGGCAGTCTCCGACCTAAAAACGGACGAGTCGAAATTCTCGTTCCCTAATTGGACGGAGAAGCTTGACAGGGTTTTCCCATTTGCAGATTTGGCTTTCGTCAATTATGCAGATTGGGTTGACACTGGTATCTCGTACACCTGGGACTCAGAGCCTCCTTCAGAACTACTTGTAGTTCCTAAGAGTGCAAAGGGTCCTCGGTTAATCGCGAAAGAGCCTACATCACATCAGTGGTGTCAGCAAATCCTTCTCGGTTACTTCATACGAGGTATAGAGCGCTGTTGGTTGAGTAATTCAATATCACTCAACGATCAGGATCCATCTCGGATCCAGGCTCTCCAAGCATCCCAGTCAGGATCTCTAGCCACTATCGACTTGTCAGCCGCTAGTGACCGGATTTCCACCTGGCTCATAGAGCGTGCTTTTCGACGTAATCCTACGTTGATCAGCGCACTACATGCATCCAGGACGAGGAAGATCATTAACAATATCGGGATAAACCATAAGGAAATTCCTTCTGGCCCCCATATTCTTAAGAAGTTTTCCACGATGGGATCTGCCTGCACATTCCCTGTGCAGTCTATCGTATTTAGTACAATCGCCACGGTTGCTATCCTTATATTTGAGGGTATGGCCGTCAACGATCGTACGATGCGATGGGCCTCTCGGAGTGTCCGCGTATTTGGTGATGATATAATTATCCCCACCAAGTACGACGAAGTGGTACGAGGGCTACTAACAGTTCTTGGCCTTAAGGTCAACCATGACAAAAGTTTCTCCCAGGGTTTATTCCGGGAGTCCTGCGGCATGGACGCTTACGCGGGTTACGATGTAACCCCCGCGAGAGTCAACTGTAGTCCGACCATCGCCAAACCCCATACCATTATGAGTACGCTGGATGCTTCGAATAACTTCTTTAAGAAGGGATTCTGGCATACATCCGCATTCATAGAATCGCTGCTACCGCAGTGGGTAAGAAGCAATTCTCCCATTGTGAGTTATGGTAGTGGGGAGACCGGCTTGGTATCATTCTGCGGATCTAAGGTCTCGCATCTTAAACAGATGTGGGATCCTAACACCCAGCAGGATGTATGTAAGTCTGTTACTATACGTAGTAAAACAGATCGATACACCCAAGACGGTCGGCTTGACCTATTTCAGTATTTTACTGAACGCCCAAAACCCGATTGTCATTGGGTCCCAGGCAGGGTCAAACCAACCAAGCAGATACTCTGCTTGGGGAAGGTACCTATTAGATTCTTCGAGGCGTAAGCCTCCAAGCCTAATTGGTGAATTCTGACAACAATCAGAATTGGAAGGGACACTTGCT